CGTTACCACTAACACCTAAGTCTCCTGTGACGTTAGCACCACCTGCAACCGCTTGAACTTTTATATTACCACCAGACTTCAAAGCAGAGGCATCTATACCTGTTAATTGAGATCCATCACCCAAGAAAGTATTCGCAGTAATGGTTCCAGCTATCGATACGCCATCTGCTGTGGTCTCAAATTTCTTATTATACCCGTGGTACAATTCACAAGAGCCGCCTGGATAGAACCTGGCCATCTGTCTTTGTTGATCGTCCTGAAATATAACTGAACTACTAACTACTGGTTCTATTCTAATATTTCCTGTAGCACTTCTAACTCTAAGGTCAGTATTGAACTGAGATAATTCACCAGAATTATTTGATCCAACGTATAATACGTTCTGTATACTAGCATTATTACCCACCTCAAGACTTCTATAAACCTTTACCAATCTATCTGGACTGTCACCAGCACTGTATATCCTTAAAGCATCTTGAGTTAATGATGGAAAGCCTGGATCAGTTGTTCTGAATACAAAACTACCAAAATCACTAGCAGCATCCGATCCAGTATTGATCTGGAAGGTAACTATATCTCCAGTAGATGATGAACTAACCCACGCATTATCATTGAAATTTAATGGTTGATTATTATAACGAGTAGAAGTAATAAAGTTTGCTCCAGATCCACCCACCGACAATTGGTAAGTTGGATTGGTTGTTCCTATGCCAACATTTGCCAGAGTATGAATACCAACATCAGTATGAGAGAACTGTTCAGAGTTAAGGGTAGTGATACCAGCAACAACTGGTGTGGCTTTAATATTTGTACCAAGGTTTATAGTAACAGCAGTACCAACTATGTTACCATCATCGTAGATATCAACACCACTACCAGTTGCAATAACGTTTGTAAGATTACTTCCATCTAGTACAGGTAACTGTCCTGTTAGGTTACTAGAATTAAGTTGTCCATCAAGTTGAGAAGCCGTTACTATGCCTGTAAAGGTGGCACCAGTACCAACAATATTTCCCACAGAAATATCTGGTGATCCCGTAAGTCCCTGAGAGACTGTAGAAACACCAGATGTAGATGCATATCCTGTTAAATTTCCTGTTACGTCACCAACTAGATCGCCAGTTAAAGTAGTAGCACTACAAAGTCCTACTGTAATATTAGGAGATCCAGTGATACCTTGGGCGGCAGTCGCAACACCAGCAACATCAGCATAACCAATACTTTGTGGTGCATTAAGTGTATTACCAACACCAATTACACTATAGATTTCATTAAAGTTATCATTAACTTTATCAGCACCCTGTCGAAGAGTATCGCCAGTGCCGTCATTAGGATTGGATCCAATATTTATTAACTGCTTAGGCATGATTGATTACAGGTACTATTATCCTATAACCTATTTAGACTTATAATTTAAACCCACTAAAAGTATTCTTCTTGATGTCTTGTTTGATGCCACCAACAACATAAGACTCTACTTCAGTTTCTTGTGGTGCCACCTGTAAACCTTTGGAACTAATCCAATGTTGTGTCCAAGGTAGGGGATTATTCTTTAAGGGTATGTCATAGATAGGATCTAATCCTAATGACTTCATTCTTTTATTAGCAATCCATTCAACATACTGATGTAATAACTTATCATTCAACCCAATCATACTACCATCTTTGAATAGGTATTCAGCCCAGTCTTTCTCTTCTTCAACAGCATTCTTAAACATTCCAATTACATTATCCTTTTCTTCTTCAGCTATTTTCTTCATGTCTGGGTCGTCAACCCCACTTGCCCAGTTTTTGAGGATTTGTTGGGTGAGGACGAGGTGTTGGTTTTCGTCTCGGGCGATAAGGCTAATAATTTTTGCCGATCCTTCCATAAGCTTAAGCTCGCCAAAAGCAAACGAGCACGAGAAGGAGACATAGAAGCGTATTCCTTCCAAAATGTTGACGTTTGCAATCGCTCGGTAGAGTTTTCTTTTGAGGTCATAGAGTGTCCACTCCGAATTATCGTGTCCCCTCCAGTCAGGTCGCCAAAGATTACTTTGCCCATAGTCTTGGGCATAATTTATGAACTCGTCGTATGATCTCGTGACTGAGTTCGCTCGTTGTAAAATCTTTTTATCGTTTAGAATGGTGTCAAATACTTCTGACGGGTCGGGATACACATTCTTGATAATATATGTATAAGACTTTGAATGTATCATCTCCATAAATTGCCACACATTCATGGCAGATTCCAACTCAGGAAGAGCACAGTATGGAGAAAATGCCATTCCAGGCCCACGACCCTGTACAGAATCCAAAAGGATCTGATACTTCAGATTAGATGTAAAGATATGTTTCTGTTCTGGTCTTAGTGATTGATAATCACTCCTGTCCTTCTGTAGAGACACTTCTTCTGGTCTCCAGAAGTATCCTAGCATCTGAGTTGTAAGTTTATCAAACACAGGATACTTGAATTCATCATACCTTTGGACACCTAGAGGTTGCCCAAAAAACATAGGTTGTTTCTTAGTATCGACAGCATTCTGATTGAATACTGTCATACCTTTCACATCAGATTGTACAGGATTCACACTCCTCCTCCTTAGATAGTTCTGCTACTAATGATTCTAATTTACTTTTACCTTGTATACCAACATCGCCTTCATCATGCCACCCTATAGAGTGTTGGGGTTCTTCATCACTCTTCATATCATATGTATTCTGATAGTAAGAGGTCTTCCAACCGTACTTGTATGTGGTTAGAAAATCTTGTGCCATTACAGAAATAGGCACTTCATTATCTGGATAATTTGTTGGATTGTAAGACCAGTTACCAGAGATTGCTTGGTCAAAGAACTTCTGCATAACAGAAACTATCTTAATGTAACCCTCATTGGATTCCATATCCCAAAGTAATGTATAGTTATTCTTTAAGGTTCCATACGAAGGAACAACTTGTTTAAGAGGCCCTTTCTTTGATTTCTTAATGGACAAGTAGTCTCTAGGTGGCTCGATTCCATTGGTTGCGTTTGACACAACGGAGCTACTCTCCGAAGGCATTTGTGCGGACAGAGTGCTGTGCCTGAGTCCATGCTCCTTGATTGATACCCTAAGACTATCCCAATCATGTTGAAGTGGTTGAGAGCAAATCTCATCTACGTCCTTCTTATATGTATCGATAGGTAGTATTCCATCAGCATACTTAGTATGTTGGAAATCTACACATGGGCCTTTCTCCTGTGCAATTTGGTTAGATGCTTTAAGAAGATAGTATTGGAATGTTTCAGTAAGTTTATGTACTGCATCCCAGGCGTCTTGTGAGTCGTATTTGTACCCAAGTTTAGCAAGGTAATGTGCTAGACCAATGAACCCCACTCCAAGGGATCTACGACCCAATGTGGCAATCTCTGCTGCTCTAACAGGATAATCTTGATAGTCTATTAACTCTTCTAGAGCCCTCACAGAGAGGTCACAGAGGTCTTCTAACTCATCCATATTAGAATTAATCTTACCTACATTAATTGCAGAGAGAATACACAAGGCAATCTCACCATCAATAGAATCTATATGTTGAATAGGATCTGTAGGTAGAGTGATCTCCTGACACAAATTACTCATGTTTACTTTATCTTTAAACGATGAGTGACTGTTACAGTGATCTATATTCATTAAGTAGACACGACCAGTCTCTGCTCGCTCCTTAAGGAGGTCGAGGATGAGTTCTTGGGCTCCGACTGTGGTTCTGGGGATGGATTCATCGCTTTCATAACGATTATAAAGATCATCAAAGTCACTGGTGCCAAAACTCTCATAAAGGTCAGGAACATTATGAGGCGAAAATAAGGAGATTTCTTTATTATCGATAAACCGTTGGTAAAATAGTTCACTTAACTGGATGCTGTAGTCGAGTTTTCTGACTCTGTTGTCTTCTGTTCCTTTGTTGTTTTTGAGGACGAGGATGTCTTGTATCTCTTGATGCCAGATAGGAAAATGGACAGTGGCTGACCCTCCTCTAATGCCGTTTTGAGTACAGCATCTAACGGTGCTCTCGAATTTTTTAAGGAAGGGT